CGCTGGGCAACCTGCCGGTGCGCTACACGCTAGACGGCAATGAACCCACAGCCCTGTCTGCGCTCTACAAGACTCCGGTGCTCGTCACCAATGCCTGCATGCTGCGTGCTGCGGTGGTGATACCAGAGGGTGACTCCGTGAAGCTGCGGAGGGTGCCGTGACCGAGCTGGACATTGAGATCCAGTACCGACTGCAGGAGCGGCTGGGCATCCTATGCGGTGCCGAGGAACCGACTCCGTTAGCAATCAAGATAGCCTTAGAAGAAATCGAACAATACAAGAAGAACCATGACAGCAACCCTGAAGTTCAACCTTCCAGATGAGGATGCGTTCCATTACGACGCCATCCACGCCACAGAGTACAGGATGGCACTGGATGAAATTCGAGAAATGCTGCGTAGCAAGGTAAAGTACGGCCACAACTACGAGAACACCGAGCAGGCCCTGATGGAGGTCTATGCGATGGTCTGCGCCACTATTCAAGAATGCTACGGTTTCCCTGAATAAGCTTGGAAATTGCTTGCCAATCTTGAATAAGACTGCTCGTGAACATCAGCAAGGCCCGCAAACGGGTGATGGCCATCGGCTGTTCCCACGGGTCCAGAGCCAATCCCAAGGCGCTGGAAGCGGTGCTGCGCTTTCGGGAACGCTACAAGCCGCATGAGGTGATCCATCTGGGCGATGCCTACGATCTGGCGGCACTCCGAGCAGGCTCACTGGGTAACCCCAACCAATCCGATGCAGCCGATGACTACCTCGACGACATCGGTGAAGGTGCAAAGTTCCTGAACCAGCTCAAGCCGACGGTGTTCACGATCGGGAACCACGACGAGCGAGCCAAGATGTACCTGAACCATCACAACGCGGTCATCCGTGGCTTCGCTGAGGCGGTCTGGGAGAAAATGATGGCACCGATCGAGAAGCATTGCCGGGTCAAGATCCTGAAGTATGGAGTCCTGCCAGACTGTTGGTTTAGCCTCGGAGGCTACAAGTGGGGTCACGGGGTGCTCTACGGAGAGAACTACCTCAGAGACTCCGCCGAGACCTTCGGAAACTGCGTCGTCGCACACGCTCATCGAGCTGGCATCGCGTACGGAAGGCGCTCAGACAACCCGGTGGCACTCAGCCCGGGTACGCTCGCTGACCTGCCTGCTATGGAGTATGCCCACCGAAGACGGTCCACGTTGGCATGGAGCCACGGCATCGTCTTCGGAGAGTACACTGACACAACCGCGCAACTGTATCTCCACCAGTGGCCACAGAACGAGCAGCAATGGACTCTACCAAGCTTCTAAAATCGTTGCGGGATGCGGTCAGCAATCGCTCCGAGCCTGTTCCTCCGGGCTGGCTGATCGCTGAGGAATACGCTAAACAATGGGGACTGTCCCGGACGCAGGCCAATCGACTCCTCAACCGAGGCGTGCATGCCGGGCTGATCGCAGCAAAGCAGTTCAGAATCAAGACACCGAAGAGAGGGGTTTACCCAACATGGCATTACATAGCAAAAAGCGAGGCAACGAAGTCCAAGGAGACCCGAAGCTCTCGGACGCGGAAGTGAAGGAGCTTCTGGTCATGGCACCGAAGCTAGTCGAGAGGGCTATCCTGCGTGGCTGGATCCAGCCGCCTCGGTACAAGCTCACGGACGCCCAGATTGACAACCTGATGCGCCGCTAGTATCTCAGCAATGTCCCTTGCGTGAGGGACCGGGAGTCGCATCCCGAGCACCATGACAAATAGAATCCCCAGTCCAGCCAGCAACGTAGGTAAGTGGTTCCCAATGGGTCCCACGGTGCACCTATGCGACCGTTGTTGGTTGGACTGGGGTTTTTGTTTCATACCATGAGCGAGAAGAAGAGATCACCAGCGTTCCAGTTCTATGCGGACGACTTTCTGGCTGGGACGCTAGAAATGAGTCAGTCAGACGTCGGAGCTTTTATCCGATTGCTATGCCATCAGTGGAGCCGCGGTTCAATTCCGGTTGAAACCGAAAAGCAACAGCGGTTGGCTGGCGGTTCAGTCTCGGTTGACGTGCTGGCTAAGTTTCAGTTGTGCGATGACGGTCTCTTGAGGAACGCAAGGCTTGAGGCTGAAAGAGAGAAGCAACAGGAGTACCGAAACAAACAACGCGAAAAGGGCCTAAAATCAGCACTTGCAAGATCAGTGGTCAACCACGGTTCAGCCGCGGTTGGAACTACGGTTGAACCGAGCCACCAACCGGACGGTCAACCGGATGGTCAACCGGAACTCAACTCTCCGTCTCCGTCTCCTATTATAAAGAATACACCAAGTATATCGCCGTGGGTGGTTGCCTTCGGAGTCGAGTTGCCGGAGAGCCTTCGTACCGAGAACTGCCTCGAAGCCGTGAAGCTCTGGCTCAAGTACAAGTCGGAGCGTCGTGAGGGTTACAAGCAAACCGGACTCAAAGCAGCACTGACGAAGTGGTCCAGAGAGTTCACGGCGGCTACGTTCCCGTCAGCGGTTGACCACTCGATGGCAAGCGGATGGTCTGGTATCTTTCCGCCCAAGGAGTCGTACCAAGCCCAGCCTCAACGCCATGCCCCGGACACCAGCAAGTACACGGCGGAGCAGATCGCGCTCATGGAGGCCATGGGATGAACTCGGACGCCTACTTCGCGCCCAAGGATGAGCTGGGAATCCTCGGGGCATGTCTTTCGGGAGACACGGACGTGGCATCTGAGGTGGTCTCCTTGGTTCAGCCGGAGATGCTGGTCAACGAGGACGTCAGGTTCACTCTGGAGCTTATAGCCGGACTGGTGCGCCAGAACCAACCGGCGTCCGTGGAGAGGCTAACCAAGGAGTGGAACAAAGCTCACGGTTCATTGGAGATCCCGATGGCCACTTGGGCAGAGGCCATGTCCGCGTGTCCATCAGCCAGCATGGTCAGCTACTTCGCGGAAGGCATACGCGAGGCGCACCTACGTCGTAAGCTGAGAGAACTCGGATCCAAGATCATCGAAGGCTCCGGGAACTCTGCGGTCAGCATCGACGAGGTGCTCAAACAGGTGGAATCCGGAATGGTCCTAGACTCGGCACCACAGACCGACTCGTGCAGTGCCAAGGATGCCATCGTCAGCTTCATCGAGGCCACACAGGAGCGTTGGAAGCGCAATGGCGAACTGAGCGGCGTGCCGACTGGCATCCCAAGGCTCGACTCCATGCTCGATGGCCTGCAATACCGCGAGCTTACCCTAGTCGCTGCACGTCCATCCATCGGCAAGACAGCCATGGGCACCTCCATCGTGGCCAACGCTACGGTGCTGCACAAAGTCCCGACCCTGTTCGTCTCTTGCGAGATGTCCACCAATGCCATCACCAGACGCCTCGTCTCGTGCATCTCCGGGGTATCCATGCAGTCGATCAAGACGGGTCAGCTCAAGGACAACGACATGGCCCGGATCCAAGCGGCCAACATCAAGATAAAGAACTCTCCGATCCACTTCCTAGACCTATCCGCCGGGGCTAAGATCGGAACGGTAACCTCAGCCATCCGACGAGCTGTCCGGAAGCATAACATCAAGCTGGTCATCGTGGACTACCTTCAGAAGATCGGAGCCAGCGGACGCTACGAGAAACGAACCTACGAGGTGGCCGAGGTATCCGGAACGCTGAAGGCTTGTGCAGCTTCGACTGGAGTGGCTATGTTGGCTCTCGCACAGCTCAACCGTGAATCGGAAAAGGAGAAGGGACGCAAGCCACGACTGAGTGACCTAGCAGACTCCGGACAGATCGAACGAGACGCAGACACAGTCCTACTGCTAGATCGCAACCGAGTAGAACCAAGAGGTGAGGCAACCATATCAATCGCTAAACAACGAGACGGCGAATGCGGAGTGGTAACGTGCCATTACGAAGGTGCCTATTGTAGATTTGAACCTGCGCTGTTGCAGGATTCGTAAACAACACAACATAACATAACATGATTAGATGCAACATTAACGTCAGCAAAGTAGATAAACAGTATCTGTATGAGGGTAAGACCGGAAAGTTCCTTGAGGTAACCCTTCTGGAATCCAAAGGTGGACCGGACAAGTACGGCAACGATGGCTTCATCGTCCAAGGCGTCTCCAAGGAAGCTCGTGACCGCGGTGAACGTGGACCCATCATCGGGAGTTGGAAGCACTCGACCAAGGCTCCCCGACCTGCAGCTACCCAACCCCCGGTAGACGACAACCTGTTCTAAGACCCTACAAGCCCCTAGGAGATGAGTTGCGCTATGGTGACCCTCGCCAGAGAACAAAACGCCTCCTAGGGGCATCCTAGCTTCAGGAAACAGCATCACATGGAAGACCTAGAGTACGCACTACGCATGATACCGCCCTCCTACCGGGATTGGGTAGTCCGTAGCGTCAGAGCAGGCAGTGCTACACCAGAGCAGGTAGCCGCTAGGTTCTCCATGTCGGACAGTGACCCAGCTTATAAGCTCATTATCCGGGGCTTTGAGCATATTCGTATTGCTCCAGAGTCATATCTTAATGCAATGATTGATAAGGCAATCAACTAAGTATATATGTCTAATAAGATCAAATCAGTGGATATAATCGAAAAGCCACCGTCAGTACATGTCACTTGCTATGCTTATGGTGATATGCACTCCGCGGTACTCACCTCTTGGATAGATCTCGCTAATTACTTTGCACAACGTACTCGCTACGCTGCATTGCGTACTATCAGAGAGGATGCGTTAATCTCTCGTTCGAGGTGTAGAGCTACCAAGTTCTTCTTGGATGATGACAAGGACGTCTGGATCCAGTTAGACCATGACATCCAGTTCGGCACAGCGGACCTGATGATCATGGCAGACCTAGCGCACAAGCACCAAGCAGCGGTCTGTATGCCCTACTCCTGCAGGGCACTACCTCCTAGGCCAGCCTATCGCCCCAAGCCTGAGGCTACTCCATTGGAGTATGAGCCCAGCCTCACTCCCATCCTGTTCTTCGCCTCTGGTGCCGTAGCTATACCACGCAAGGCCCTAGAGCAATCCCTAGAGATCCTAGCCACAGAAGCCGTGCCGCACCCCTATCGCATCGACTGGGCTAACGACGAGATGGCAGGCATGTTCCCGACCTTGTGGCTTCCGTTCTTATTGGAGTGCGATAAAGGTAAGGACTACCTCTCCGAGGACTACGCAGCCTCAGCCCGTCTCACACTTGCCGGGGTCAAGCAGTACATGTATACCCCAATCGAGAAGCTCAGACACTGGGGTGACTTCAACTTCACGCTCTGATGGGTAAGCCCAAGAA